AGCCCCACCCGCTGGGTCTGCTCGCACTGCTGGATCAAACGAAACCAACGGGGCAACCCGGGAAAGTAAATCATGTTCTACGACGCACGCCAAAGTATTGAAGACGTCAACAGCTTCTCAAGATCAGCCGCAAAGCCCGCGCGCTTCGTAGCACTCCTGCAGCATTACAACTACACCGACTACGGCCCACACCACCGGGGCCCAGTGATCCCTGTGACAAAGGAAGACCTATACCGCGTGCACAGCAAGGGCTACATCGACGACGTGTTCAGCGGCGTCCAGAACAACGGCTTCGAGACGCGGGACCCTCGCGTACCAGAGGCCTGCCTTTGGACCTCTGGCAGCCTCCTGGCGTCTGCGCGGCAGGCTTTGAAGTACCCAGAGAATCCACAGTGCTCACCCACCTCCGGCTTTCACCACGCTGGCCACTCCTGGGGCGGTGGTTACTGCACCTTCAATGGCTTGATGGTCACGGCCGCCAAGTTGCTGTCCGAGAATCCAGCGCTGAAGATTGGAATCCTGGATTGCGACATGCACTACGGCGACGGCACCGATGACATCTTGAAGCGCCACCCAGAGCTGGCCAAGAGCATCATCCACCGCACCCAAGGCAAGCACTTCCATGGGGATGACCCAGAGACCGAGGCGCTGGAGTTTGAATTCTGGCTGGACTACTCCATCAAAGAGCTCAACGAATTTGGTTGTGACCTGGTCCTGTACCAGGCCGGGGCCGACCCGCACATCAAAGACCCGCTCGGTGGATTCCTAACATCTGAGCAGCTGGCGTCCCGCGATGCCGCGGTGTTCAACGGCATCAACTGCGCCATTGCCTGGTGCCTGGCCGGCGGCTACCAAGAGCAGACTGATGACCACCTTACCAGCGACCCCGTCCTGCAGGTTCACTACCGCACCGAGCGCGAGTCCTGCAAAAGTTACAAATTGCGCCTTGCAAAATTCAAAGGATAAATCATGACTGACCGCGAAGCATTTTCCAATTCAGTCGAGGCTCGCTCCGCCGCGCGGCAAGAGCGTATTCGCCTTGACATCCAAAACCAAGACCGGGACGCGCCGATACGCAAGGTGTTTCACGCCTTCCTGGAAGACAACGGGTTTGCACCACAGACTACACCGGCGCCCGGCTACAGCTACCCTGGCTCTCACGCACAAACCCTTTGGGAGTGCTTTCTCGCCGCCACCCTGGCCGAACGCTTTAAGGACAAATCATGAGCAACGCAATTGGCATCCGCAACATCCGCACCAATAGCCTCAAATGGACCCAGGAGCGCATGGCGCAAGAGGTTGGCGTATCACTGCGCACCTATGCCCGGTTCGAGCAGCGCGGCGCCTCTCCGGCAATCGAGAAGCTGATTGGGTTTATTGCGCTCAGCCACACCGCCAAAGCACCCGACCCAGCACCGGAACAGACGCCAGATCATCAGCCTCTATCAGCTCTTCCGGCATCCGAGGGTTGTCCGGCTTGAGTAGCACTGCCCCACCCTTTCTCAGGTGGGCGCGGCGCACCCGGATATCTGCATGGTGTACGGCATACACTTGACCATCATCTATATTCTTCTGACCCATATCAATCATGACCAAGTCGCCATTGTTGATATAAGGAGCCATGGCAACCCCTTCTGCCTTGATGAAAGTCAAATTCTTTAAGCTGGTCACCCCGGCATCAATCAGCCAGGCGCGCTCAAATGCCAGCGGCGTCGTCCGCCTCGGGATCCTGGTTGGCCGCTTGATCAATCCATCCTTCAGCATCACGTAGTCGAACCGCGGCACCAGGCCGAAGGTGTCTGGCTGCAGGTCGGTCGGCTTATCCCATTTCTCCACCGACATGGCCTGGTTTCCATCTTCATCCAGGTAACCTTTTGGAAGATACAGCTTCTCCTCCATGGAGCGCGCCGACTTCTCCCCAAAGAACCGCTCCGGATTGAACAGGTTCGAGATGTAGGCCCGACCCACGCCCAGCTTGGCAGCAAGGTCAGTTCTTGACACCGTCTTTTCATCCATCCAGGCCTGCAGGTTCGCGCGGCGCAGCACGGCAAGTTCGTTTTTCTCGATCATTTTTCAATCCTATCAGCACCCTGTTTGCCGTAGACAACCAAACACGTTTACCCTACGGCATAATGAGATATGCACAAATTTAAATCATGGCTCGACGCCACCCCCGGCCTAGCAACCACGCTTCGTAAAACCCTCGGTGTCACCGCCGGAAGTATCAGCAACGTAAAGCACAGCCGCCGGCTCATGCCGCTGGCCTGGATGCCTGTCATCCAAGAGATGTCTGGCAACAAAGTGACCACCCTGGCCATGGTCAAGACCCGCATTGCCATGTCCAAGGACCAGGTCCACCGCAGCATCTAGCCGCCATATGTTTTCACTTTAGCAAACTCACAAGGGTTTGCAATATGCAATTTCAACCAGCAGACAACTTGGCATACGCCTTGAAATAAGGAATCTGATGTCTCATTTTTTTACCCTGGCGCCGCGCGCTGGGTGCGCCACTCGCCACCCCATTATCTGCGTGGCAGCTGGTAATTCATTTTGCGAATTCGCAAGAAATGCGAGGCTGTGATGGCTGGAGATTGGATAAAAATGCGCGGAAATCTTTGGGATGACCCGCGCGTTACACGCATTGTGGACATAACAGACTCATCCGAAGCGGCTGTAGTTGGCGCACTCTACTGGCTATGGGCAACTGCTGATCAGCACAGCATCGACGGAGTTATGCCCGGCCTATCAACAAAGGCAGCCGACCGCAAGACTGGCATCAAAGGGTTTGGAGATGCGCTTGTAGCCATCGGATGGATTGCAGATCACCACGACGGGATCCGCATTATTAACTTCACCGACCACAACGGATCGTCAGCCAAGAAACGCTGCGAAACAGCCAAACGTGTTTCAAAACACAGGTCGTGTAACGGTGATGTAACGGAAGTTGCGTTACATGCTGGTGATGAAAGCGTTACATGTGCGTTAGCTAGAGAAAGAGAAGAGAAGAGTAATACCCCCATACCCCCGTTGGGGGCTGATCACGAATCAATTCCTGAAAAGCAAAAGACCTCAGCAGTCGCTCTAACCACCTGGCTTGAGTCGATCAAGTCCACCGGCGAAAAGCCAATTCCGGAAGACGACCCGGTGTTCACCTACGCAGACCAGGTTGGGATACCGCCCGAGTATTTGCGGCTTTGCTGGCGCGAGTTCCGTGAGCGGTACGGGCTGCCGGGGGCTAAGCGGTACAAGGACTGGAGAAGCGTATTCCGGAAGGCGGTACGCGGCAATTGGTTCAAGCTTTGGTGGATGGATGGCGATGGTGGGTACGCATTAACCACGGTTGGAAAACAAGCAGAAATGGCAGCCAAGAAATGAAATTTGACGAACAAGGTATTTTTTCTGAGTCGCCCATCCTGGCGCTCAGCAGCCGGGACACCGAGGTGTCCGTGCTGTCAGTCCTGATCAACTTCCCTGCCGTGTTTGATGACGTGTCCGACCGCATCAAGCCTGCATTTTTCAGCGATGCGCTTTACCGAACCGTCTTTGTTGAGATTTGCAAGCAGATGGTGGCCGGTCGTGGTTGCGACACAGTCACGATTGCAGAGGCTTTGACAGGGGTGGCAACGCTCCAGGAAGTGCACGCCATAGCAGCGTCCCACGATCATGGTTATCGCGCCATAGGGCGTATGGTTGACACACTGTCCGACCGCTACAAATCGCGCCAACTGCACACCTTGAGTGGGAAGATGGCAACACTGGCATTTGAGACAACACCGGTGCAGGACCGTATCGACATTGCAATGTCGGAGCTAACCAAGCTGGACAACGTCGAGGAATCCGATGACTGGGTCGGGGCGCACGAAGCGTCAATCCTGCACTTGGATTTGCTGGATGCTCGCCAAAATGGGCGCATCAAGGGCATGGAAACAGGGCTGAGCGACTTTGACGAACTACTGGATGGAGGCTTGCACCGCGGTAATCTGGTTGTGATCGGAGCGCGCCCCTCGATGGGTAAGACAGCGCTTGCCATGACCATTGGCCTGCACATGTCGCAGACCTACGCTGTTGGGTTCTTGTCCATGGAAATGCCGCACAACGATGTGCGCGACAGGCAGGCCGCCATTCTGAGTAGTGCCAGCATCAGCCACATCAAGCGCCCCATCAAGGGTCTCGACTATGGCCGCATCGTTGAGGGGGTGGAGCGATCCAAGGCGCTGAAGTTCTACGTGTCCGACAAGTCCGGGTTAAACATCCTGCAGGTGCGCTCGAAGGCTAGATCCCTGAAGCGTCGGCATGGCCTGGACGTTTTGATCGTTGACTACATCGGCTTGATGGATGGCTTGGATCGCAAGGTTTCTCGCGCGTACCAAATCGAAGAGATCAGCCGCGGACTCAAGGGCTTAGCGAAGGAGCTCGACATCGTTGTCATATGTCTTGCCCAGGTCAACCGGGCGGCTGCCGACAAGGGCAACAACCCACCCGGCCTGCATGAGCTGCGCGACTCTGGCGCCATTGAGCAGGATGCAGATGTAGTGGCTTTTATCCACCGCCAAATCATGGCCAACCCGGACGCCGGTGAGGATTACAAAAACTACGGCCTGTTGCGAATTGCCAAAAACCGGCAAGGCCGCTGCGCAGATGTGCACCTGTTTTACCAGGGTGAGTACACCAAGTTCTCGAACTGGTCCGGATCCGCTCCAAGCAAATCACTGTCACCGCCATCCAAAGGAAGGGGATTTTCACATGACGATTAAGTACGTTTTGGAGTGGTCGCAATCGACCAACAACTTTCATATTCAGCCATTGCCAAATTTGCTGGCTTTCAACCAGTCGGCATTTTTGGATAACAAAAAGGTGCCGGATTACATGGTGCTAATGGTTGGAGAAAAGCAAGCGGTGGATGAGATGGCTGACCACTGGCGCCACTACCTTCAGCGCAGGCAAGAGTTGGCTGCCGCTTGACCGACGACCAACCCGCCCGCGTCCTGCGCCACCTCATCTGGGTGGCCAGTATCGATGAGGTGTACGCCAGGGACGCCGCCACCTGGTACGCAAACAAGTGCCCGCACAACATGAAAAACATGTTGGCGTGGCTGGATGAAAAACTAAACCAACAGGACTTACAAAATGACAGCACTCGCAGTAGTCGGAAAAATTGTTGAGCTCAACGCCATCGATGGAGCGGATCGAATCAAGCATGCCGTGGTGGTGTGCGGCGCCAGCGGCAAATGGAGTGGCGTGGTGGGCCTGAACCACCAGGTGGGGGAGCTGGTCACTGTCTTCTTGCAAGACGCCCTGCTGCCCGCTGGAGACGAGCGATGGGCATTCATGGAGCGCTTCAAGTGGATCGTTCGCATGGCCAGGTTCAAAGGCGTGGCCAGTGAGTGCGTCATCATCCCGGGCGCTCCAGAGATGCCGATTGGCACCGACCTAGGCGAGGCATTGGGTGTGACCAAATACTCCAAGCCATTGCCGGCCAGCCTGGCGGGTGATGCCATTGGAAACTTCCCGGGCTTCATCCCCAAGACGGATGAGCCCAACTTCCAGACTGTGCCAGAGCTGGTGGAGCGCATGCGCTCCGAGCCAATCGTGGTCACCCTGAAGTGCGACGGCAGCAGCTGCACCGCCTGGAACGATGACGACGGCAATCTCCATGTGGCAAGCCGCAACCTGGAGCTGCGTGAGTTCAATGCCAATGGCGCCGGCAACAGCTACTGGCGCGCCGCGCGCCGCTACGACATGACCAAGCTGCCCGCGGGAATGGCGCTGCAGTTCGAGGTGGTTGGACCCAACATCCAGAGCAACCCCATGGGTCTATCCGATGTCGAGGGCCGAGCCTTCACGCTGCACAGCTTCGCGCACCACCAGCGCCAGAGCTTTGCATTGCTGTGCTCGGTGGCCAGAGACATCGGCATGCCGTTGACCGGGATCATTGACCACCTACCGCACGGGGAGCTGGTTTCGCATGAGGAGTTGCGCAAGCTGGCCGAGATCAAGTACGCCAATGGTAAGGACGGCGAAGGTGTTGTCGTACGGGCGCGTGATTCTTCGTGGTCATTCAAAATTATCAACCTCCTCTACAAGGGCTAAGCATGACCAACATCATTCCAATGATCAAGCCAGAGCCCAGCGAGAGGGTCTGCTCCTTCTGCAAAAAGCTAGAGGGGTCAGTGAAAAACATGGTGAGCAATAACCAGGAGGGTCCCGCCATGAAGTCCATTTGCGGAGGCTGCATTGAGCTTGCCACGGCGCGCCTTGCAGAGACCGAGATTCCAGCGCCAGAGGAGGCTGTGTAATGGAAGTCATGCTACTGAAATCACCGTCCGGATCCCTGGTTCCAATGGGTGAGGATGAGGCGGAATCGCTCAAGCGCATCAAGTCCGGATCGGTAGTTCGCTGCCAGATCAGCGAGATGCGCAATGGCAAGTTCTTCAGAAAGTTCTGGGCCTTGGCAAAGCTTGCATTTGATCTATCGAGCGAGCGCATGCAACCGCGCCAGCATAAAGGAGTTGATGTGCTGCCGTGCTTCGATGAGTTTCGCAAAGACCTTGTCATCCTGGCTGGCTACTACGAGGCAACCTACAAATTTGACGGGACCCTTCGACTCAAGGCCAAAAGCCTGAAGTGGTCTGAGATGACGGAAGAAACCTTCGCAGCTATGTACTCTGCTTGCATCGATGCGGTGCTCCAGAAAATCCTGCCCGGCATGGATGGCGAGGAGCTGGACCGGGCGGTCGAGCAGACGCTTGCCTACGCATGAAGTACACCATGATGAACCCGGGCGACCAGAAGAAACTGTTCGCCGCAGTGGCCGAGCTGGAGTGCCAGCTGTGCGGTCGACACGGCACCCAGGTTGCGCACTCGAATCAATCCAAGGACGGCAAGGGCATGAGCCTGAAGTCTTACCCCTGGCGCGTGGCCGCACTATGCCCAGCATGCCATGTGGAAATCGACAGCGGGAAGAATCTCAGCAAGGCTGAGCGCATCGAGCAGTGGGATGAAGCCCACCGTAAAACCATCGGCCAGCTCTTTGAGCGCGGCTTAATCCGCCCCGTCTGAATACCCTTGCAAACATGTCAACTTTGTGTTGACATTTTGTTTGCTGTTCGGCATAATATAGGCTTACAGGAGAGAAATATGACTGACTCAATTGAATTGATTGAACCGGAAATCGTGACGGAGATTGGCGAGTACAGCCCAGTGGCAGCTGGCCTGGCCGAGCTCAAGCGCAAGTACGTTGGCGTGGTGATCGAGGTTGGTACGCCATCCTCACTTGCCTACGCCAAAGAGGCGCGTGCCGAGATCCGTGCACCACGCTATGAGTGCGAAAAGATCCGCAAGGCACTCAAGGCCCCTGCCCTGGCGCATGCCAAGCTGATCGACTCCGAAGCAGCGCGCATCACCTCCGAGCTGCTGGCCATCGAAGGTCCATGGGACGACGCCATCAAGGCGGAAGAGGAGCACAAGGCCGCAGAGAAAGCGGCGCATGAGCTGGCAGAAAAAGAGCAGGCTGAAAAGATCCAAGCACGCATTACTGCGCTGGGTTTTGATGTGACTCTGGTCGGCCAGTCATCGGCCGACATTGCTTGCGCAGTGGATGCGCTGGAAGAAATCGAGATCAGCCTTGAGATCTACGGGTCCCGTGCTGGTGAGGCGCAGCAAGCCAAGCTGGCCACACTGGAGTCGCTGGCCAAGCTGCAGGAATCCACCTACGCCACCGAGGTGCAGGCATCGCGATTGCTTGAGCAGCAGCGCGAAATCGAGCGGGTCCGCCAGGCGCAAGAGCAAGACGCCGCGTGCGCAGCTGCAGCGCAAGCAACCCAAGCTGCAGTCATTGCGTTGGAGCGCGCCACATTCGAGCGGGAGAAGCAAGAGTTTCAAGACGCCAAGGATGCCGCTGCCCGAGCAGAGCTCAAGGCAAAGCAGGACCAGCTGGACGCCGAGGTTGCTGTGATTCGTGCACAGCGCGCCGCGGAGCAAAAGGTCATTGACGATGCGGCCGCTGCCGAGCGCCCTTTCCC